ACCATATGCCGAGCCCGACGGCGTCCGCGATGTCCCACTGAGACCGCTTGTGCGCAGCCGCCAAGGCCCCCATATAGATCTTGTCATCGGCATACGTCAATGCCTTGCGCGTGCGCTTGTGGATCACATAGTCCTCGAGGGACTTGGTCTTGGGGATCGTACCCTTCCAGGCGCGAGGCTCAACCTCCGCGACATCCCGCAGGGAAAAGACCCCCTCGATGCGGCCCACGAGCATTGCCAATCGGAGGATTGCCTGGGGATTGACCTCCTTACGTCCGCGTAGTGACGGCGTCTCTATGACAAGCTCATCTACTACAAGTACACTCAGTATATCGCAGACAACCCGACTGCGAGCAATGTCGTCATCCCCCGCATTTGTCCGGATGGCCCCACATTGCTCTAGCCTCCACCCGACACAATCGCCGCACGGCACACGGAAAACCGCATAGCCCGTAGAGACAAGACCGGGATCTATTGCTAGCAGTCGCATGCATCCTCCCATGGAATAAGTCTACCCTGCTTGTCGTATGTTGGCTTCGCTTCCTTCGACCACCGCCGCATCAGCACAGCTTCGGCCGATACCGGGCACCGGGGCACCCAGCGATTGTAAGCCTTGACCATCACCTCTTGCAATCGTCGCGCTGCTGCGTCCGCTTTGTCTAGATGATCTGGCACTTCGACGATCAGCTCATCGTGAACGAAATTGACCGTGCGACAACCCCACAGCGGCGAGGACGGCACGGTGTATTGCTCGCGCGCTACCTCATAGAGAGCCGTCTTAGCCGCGTCGGCAGTCAGCCCTTGAAACATTGTATTGGCCGCTTGCGTGTAGCGGCATCCGCCTCGGATGCGATCGGAGTACAATTGCTTGACGGTGCACGTTTGCGACCGGCCCAACAACGAGTTGACCCACTTGAAATATTCTCGCATCTCTGGCCAGACGTTGAAATATTCTGAATGTAATTCTCGAGCCTCTTGCTCAGAGAAGCGCACACGGTATTGATCCCACGCAAAACTCCTGAGCGCAGATGGGCCCAGTCCACCCGGTACCCCAAAGTTGATCGGTTTGCCGGCGCTTCTGGCCTTCTTGACTTTCAGAACGTGGAGATTGGCCGCCATCTCGTCGTATGTCATCGACTCCATCTCACGCGCTAGCACCTTGCGACCCATGTCAATATGTGGATCAAACCCGTCGTTGAGCCTATCCCCCAAACGTGAGTGCCCAAACAAGTGATAGCAAACCTCGGCCAATGAGTGCAGCTCGGCCTTGTCAAAGTCGCAAGCAGCGAACAAGAAACCGGGCCGCGGGACAAAACATTCCCGAGCCCCCGGCTCGCGGCGCACATTCTGGATGTTCTGCTTAGAACTCGAGACGCGGCCAGTCCTCAGCAGCGTGTTGAACCTCGTGTGGATGGGCACATTGATGCCCCTTTCTAAATGCACAATACCACCAGTCAACAGGGAGCTAGCTGTCTGATACCCCAACAAGGCCTGCAACGATTCGTCCGTGGATAGTCCGAGCACTTCTTTCGAGGTCTTAGGTTTGCCTTTCTCCGTCATAGGCCATGTCGGATCGTCCAGTGACTTGATCTTGTCGTAGATGGCCTTCATGTTCTTTGACCCGTTCGACCGGATCAGGCCCTCTCTCTTCAATAGACTGTCGTACTTGGCTAATTCCTGTTCGGTCTTCTTCCGCAGGAAAGCCACACCTGCCTTGTCCGTCCGGATCCCCCAGTAGGCAATTAACCGGAGCACCCACATGGCCCTGGTTTGTCGGTACTGATCAACCAACGCTTCGGGCCGGCGTGTCTTTTCTTGAGAACAGAAAACGCCATGGGTAGCCATACCGTCCAGTGTAGCATAATCAACGGCCTCGGCAGGCCACTCGGAAACGGGAACGTCCCACAGCTCGCCGTACCTCAAGCGCCACGTATCGGCACCTTTAGCCATGTCGATATCGAGATGGCGCTTGGCCAGTGCGGCTAGGCTGTATTTGATCTTGTGGCTGTTGCCTGCCTTGTCCCGGTAAACCCCGCTGTAATTGCCCGCCGCATTGTCTAAAAGCTGCTGCCTGACCCCTACGTCAAGCACCCCGTTATTGTCAAGTGCTTCGAAGATCAGCGGGAGCATCGGGTCGTCGGGCGCCCACTCGGCCAAGCAGGCTAGGTCGTAGGGGACGTTGAGACCCACCAAGACCAGTCCCCCACGACTGGCCTCGGTGAGCCTATCATATGCGCTATCCCATCCTACCTTAGTGATGGCTGGGTTCAGGTGTTCCAGCGATTCTATCTCCGACCCACACCACGCAACCGAGACCGGCCGGGGGACCTGCCGTCCGGGACGGATAGGGTAGGTCTCCAGGTCAAACGCGATGTGGGGGCGGTCCATGTCTACTCCCGATTCGCCACAAGGGTCCCTACAATGACAACAACCAAAAACTAGACCAGAAAACTAATCAAGTGGATCTCCCAGCCCATGTCAGTCCTCGTTAGGGTACCAGTCGTGGCGGGTGAAGTCGTCTCCGCTCTTGAGCTCGATATTGACAGTCTCGAGACCCAACACAACACCGGTCATCGGCTGGTCAGACCCTACACTTTCTATGCAATAGCTTTCCGTCAAGTCCTTTCCGTCTTCTATGAATACCCCATCCATAGCCTCCTTGTCCCCTGGAATGACCCCAAGACAGGCAGCGATGAAAGCCTTGACATTCTTTTTGCCAATGCTGAAGGGGCCAGGCATCCCGTTGAACCACGCTCTCTTTGCCCCCGCCGGAACGTCGGGGTGGTTGCTTTCCAACACCTCGAACTCGACCACGTATAGATGGCCCCCTTTCATGCTGGGCTGAATTACACAACGGGTCACCCTCACTTTGAACACTCCGCCGGGGGGTAGGTACCCGCGCCCCTTGGAAATTTCAAGGTCACCCATCCCGGAAAACAAACCTTCAACGTCTACCATGCTCTCTACCTTTCTAGGCCCACAAAGGGCCCGTCCTGTTTGCTACTTCATCCGCAGATGGCAATGTGACATCAGCGGTTAGAATCTTCTGCTCCATGCCCTGAGTATCGTGAGTATACCGTGCATCCGCTAACACTTGCATCATCCCAGCGTATAGCTCACGGCATCCAATCAAAACCTCGTACGACACCTCGTCAGCCCCTTGCCCGCTCCGGTGCGTGCGGCCTAGCAATTGCTCCCACAAACTGCCCTTGGGTGCGGCAGAAATCACTAGGGACTTGCTCCACCCGTGTTGAAGATTGCGCCCCTCGCTGTTGGACCCGACGGACAGAATAGCAGGTCCGCGGTGATCTTCGATGTATGTATCCCCGCACATTCCCCCTTGAGCAAAATACGGCATGCCAGTTACCTCGGCTAACCGCTGACCGAACGCGCGGTGCTCTGTCCACACCAGCCCCTTCTCCCGCTCTAGCCACTTGGCAGCAAACTCGATCGTCGCATCGTGCACCCATCGTGGCACCGAGTTGGGTTTGAAAGTATCTTTCACGGCTAGCCACGCTTGCAAGGCATCGTCGGGCAACCTGCCATCGATGCACGCTGACTTGACTTGCATCTCAGTGTCAATGCCTTTTCGATTTGACCCGAGTATGGACCGAACGAAAGCGCACCACTCTCGCCTTGGACCAAGCCAAGACTCTGGAGGACGGGGATCCCACACGTAGTAGAACCCCGCCACAAGCTCCCGTGCGTGTCGCCAAAGATCTGCTGACTCTGTAAAGGGGTGGCCATCAGGTGTCTCCCAGCACTCACGCAAGCGCCTAAAATGCTCATCTAGGCTATCTGGTAGACTAACACGGCCCTCTGACACAATCAGTGAGCACCCCAGATCTTCGTCTTTACCCTGGACCACGACGCCGGGGGTCGCCATAAAGCGCCGGCGATAGGCCCGTCGGACCACATGAATCGCGCCGTCGGGGTCCGCGGCCACGAGACCTAGTTCGTCATCAGTGCAAAGTTTGAGCAGGGCTCCCGGAGGTATCCGGTAAATAGGATCTACTTTTTCGTCAAGGGCCGCGGCCCATTCCGCGAGCACATCCCCGCGCAACGGCAAGGGTGACAGAGTGCGCAGTGCCCACGATAAGCGGTGCGCGCATTCATTGCTAGACCGCGAGGCCATGGTCCCGGACATGTCTACATACTTGGTGCCTGGGTTTTCCTTGAACCACCGATGGACTTTGCGAGTGCACCCCGCCTTCCTGTTTTTGAGGTGGTGACTTTCGTCTGCGACAATCAAGTCTGGATTAACGCTGGTCAGACGATCCCACCCTGCATCGCGAGAGATCTCCTGGTACGAATGGATGATCATCTTAGGGTGGCCTATCCAGTGCTTGGCCAATGCTTTGAAGTCGCGATACGTCTTACCCCGCAGCTTTCCTGGTACCAACAACAGAGGGCGCTTCGCCCCAACCACGACCGGGGCCAGGTAAGACAGGAGCGTTTTTCCTTGTCCAACTTTGACCGGGGTAACAACCCCGCCGAAGTCGTGAAGCTCCTCAAGGGCCTTGGCCTGTACTGGACGCAATGCCATGTTGCCTTGAGGTGTCTTGAGCCAGTCAGTCATGGCTTCACATACCGCTTCTAGGTCCGGGTCTTCTTCCCAGACACGGTGGGGCAGGGATAGGATCCGAGTTAGCTCGGCACTATCCCGAACCCCGCCTATGTGAGGGTGCCTGATCAACCCTTCAACTCCTTCGCCACCGACAAGATCGAATTACCGAGGGCCTCTAAGACTCGAATAGTCATGAGCTCTGTGGCAGCTCCCGGACTTGCGCATGCGCCTGAGCATGTCTTGGGGGCTGGCGCAGGTTCAACGTCAACCACAATCTCCGACTCTGGTGGATTGATCGGAGCTTTCTCAGCAGGCTCAGTCGCCTCCTGTACTGACCCCTTCTGTGCAGCCTTCTCCTGTGCTGCTTTCACTCTTGCCATAAGTTTTTCTTTCATTGATACTGGTGCCATGAGTGCTAACATCCTTTCTTTTGGTGATAGATTACACTGAGTAGCATACGGGCAACCCCCGTACTTACCACACGCTTCTACGTCATAGTCGAGGTCTAGGACATCCGGCTCAAGGGCAAGGATGCCTGCCATTTGTCTAGCCAAGATCACGATCGGTCCCATCTTCTCGAGGATCTCTTCACGCGAAAATGCAAAGTCCACTGCCCTGGCTTGAGGTCGGGTGCCCATGAGGTAATAAACCCAACGACCCTCTACCCGCTGCGCATTGTACTTGCCTAGTACATAGGCGGAGTAGATGATCGCGGGGATGTCCTTGCGCAATTGGTCTACCGTCTTAGCCCACTTGAGATCTCCCGTCGACTTGTGGTCGCCAACGCGTGGGATGTCCGGCTCGATCCAATCCATGCGACCGGTAAAGCCAAACACTTCGCCGTCCGGGAACCATCGAAAGTTTTCACCACCTCCTTCCACGATACACTGACCCGGGGCTGGTAGATGCTTCAACCCGGCCCGAAAACAGCGTCCGATCTCGGTGTCGGGTGGCGGGGTCCCATCCTTGAGAAAGGCCTCGGCGATATCATGCAGCACCAACCCACGCTCCGCATACTTGTTTGGTGGGGCCGGTATCTTAGCCAATTTCCTCCACGCCCATTTCCGTGGGCAATCCACGTACGTGGAAATAGACGAGGGGCTAATCAGAGGTTTGTCCATCAGTTTAAATCCTTGGGCATATCAGTTCCCGGGGGAGCCGGCGGAATTTTTTTCAACCCCATGGCGTAATCTGGCAGATCTTCGAAATCCGGATGCCAAGCGAAAATGGTGTACTTCCCACACCGTACCCTTACATACCCAAACCCCTTGCTCTCGAAAGTATCAAATAGATAAAGAATATCCCCGATGGGCACGGATGCAAGATTAGCATGAAGAATCTCTCGTATGTCCTCAATGGAAACGCCCCCGGCATTGTGCCCCTCATACATGGCATCAATCACCGAAGCTATTGCAGCGGAAGTCGTATACAGTTCCCTGATATAGACTTGATCTTCTCTTTTCATTGTCTCTCCTCTAGCGCATCGGATGCTAGCGAACACAGAAGGCGGCCGAGTTTCATGGCCTTTTTTGGAGACAGCACAGCGACGGATCTGTCCCACGCGTCTTGCACTTCTACCGTCACAGTGCCATCCTGATACCTGTACGCTTTAATGGTGGTATACTTCTGGGCTTTCATGAGGCCCCCACGTCTAAAGACTTCACACTGAAGCCCGGAACACTGCAGAAAAAAACAACTATGGTATCTCGATTCATTCCATCAGTGGATGTCCCGTCCGGAGTATCAAAGGATATGCGGCGGTTTGGGCAAAGAACTTCCACCCCATAGCCTTCTCCCCTCAACACACGATCTTGATACCATCGTTGTGAACACCCAACAGGCAAAATCATGGTTACAGATTCACACGTGCCCGACTGTATAGACCTTGCCGCTTTATCCACCCACAAACCGGCTTGCCTAAACGGAGGATTGCAAAATACTTTACCCCGCCAGGGTTGAGAAAGCCCATCCATAGATTCTGTGTAGTAGGTCCTGCACAAAGCATTCGTGCCTGACGCAGCTACGTCTAGGTCAAATGGCCCGAACATACCGTCGAGAAGATCGAAGTACCACCGTGGCGTACGCATGCATTGTGTGTTCATGGTAGCACCATAGGACTTTCACACTCGGCACAAAGCTTTGCTCCCGGCACCAAGCAGCTATCCTTTAGGTGCAGCCACGCGTCTTCTGTGTACCGTTCGCCACAGTATTCGCATGCATAGTCGTCCGCCTCGACATCCAAAGGGTCTATGGGTGGCTCTGCAAAATCCGCAGCATACGACGTATACCTGTAGAGTGACATGATTACTCCTTTTCCCTTTTCATTGCTCTTGCTCCAGACACGCAGGCATCCTTACCTTCATCCACTCCGCAGCTACATCGATCAGATATCGGTATTCAGCTATGTCTTCATCAGTGTATCCGTTGGCCTTGCCTATCTCTTCATAGCGCTCCAGCCAGTGCTCTACTGAGTGTACTTCACATCCGATCGCGATTTCCGTCGGTGAGCACACACAAAGAGTGTGACGTGTTCCTTTTATCATCAATGGAACTTCGGACCAGATACCCCCGTGAATACTGACCTGGCCCGAAACCCGGACCTGGCCTAAAACAATGGCCGTTCCATAGATTCTGGCCCGGCCTAAAACAATGGCCACTCCGTAGACTTCGGCCTGGCCGTAGACGCGGGCCTGGTCGTAGACCTGGGCCGTGCCGCAGACCTGGGCATGGCCGGAGACCCTGGCCTGGCCGTAGACCTGGGCATGGCCGGAGACCCTGGCCTGGCCGTAGACTTGGGCCTGGCCGTAGACGCGGGCCTGGTCGTAGACCTGGGCCGTGCCGCAGACCTGGGCCTGGTCGTAGACTTCGGCACGTCCACGGACTTGGGCCTGGCCGTAGATTTCGGCACGTCCACGGACTTGGGCATGCCAATAGATCTCAGCCTGGTCATAGACCCCAGCCTGGTCACATACCAAAGCATCAGGGCCTACATAGGCCGTATCTGCAACGGTGGCGGTGTTTTCAATCCAGCCACCACCGTTTGAATGTCGATGCCACGTGTCGGAGGTGGCGTGGGGGAACATCCGTTTCAGATCTTTGAAGTCCATGTGTCGCTCTCCTCTATTACTTTTTACACCCCCATCCCGCAGGTGTCAATAGTGTTTTGTGTCCGAGATTTACCTTTGTAGGAGCGCCGCAATATCATCCTCCCCCAAGCCTCCGAATTTTTCGGCCCACCTCACAAGCTTGTGAACGTCTATCTCGTGGCACTTTTTTTGTGCCCCTACCGGCCCTCGACGCCTGCTCCTGTCAGTCGATAACTTGGACAGCGTCCGCCCCGCGCTCATAGCGGTCGGTGGGAAAGTGTTGGTTTGGTACGTATCCCACCGCTCGACCAGAGTACTGGCATTGAGCCACAAGGATCCACCCTCGACGAAAATGCCGTGAAGATCGCCGTGCAGCCTCGTCGGGTTTTGCAGATAGCTAACGCACCAGTGACATACCGCCGACACATCCTCTCGAGACAAAAGCAAGTCGATTGCGAAGTCGCCGCTATTGCCCTCGACAAGAAACCGCGACGTTGACTTGGGCATGGGTCTGGTTTCTTTTAGCCAAAGAATGTGCTTCGCAAACAAATCGTCATCCACCAGGGACCGGCCGTCGCGGCCTCCGGACCAAAACGCGCTAGCAGCCTCCGGAACTCGTAAGAACAAAAAACGCTCGGCGACCGCGGCTTCGTCGTCCTTGGTAAGATTGGTCCCGAAGGAAAGCATGTCAGGGTTGTTGGAGGCGAAAACATAGCGCAAGCATCCGCTGAGGTAGAGCTCGGCCACGTACTTCTTGTTGATGCGATGAGTACGCTCCACAATCATCTCTCGCAAACGCTCCGTCCCTCCCGGCTTCTTGAGCTCGGGGGGCAGTGTTTCATCGCAGAACACCAACGGAGCCCTCTCAAGGGTTTGGTTGAATGGGCCCACAACATCCTTGAGCTTAGCGGGACCTTGCACCGTCCACAGTCGGGAAATGCCGTCAGCAAACAGGCTTTTGCCCATGTTCTTTTGGCCTTGGAAGTAGATCGCCGCACACGGACGGGACAGATCAAACAACGACACGAGCCAGTCAAGCACCCTCTCGTAATTGACCCCCGTCAACAGTCTTAGCCATTCATCTACAAGGGGGATCTGTTCGGCCTCCAACTGTCGCAGTCGATAGAAAGGTAATCGGAGCGCCGAGTTCGCGAAGTCTATCTTGGTCTCGTAAGTAGTCATGTCATAGACGCAAGACGAAATGACCGTGCCGCAATCCTTCACGAGCTCGCGCGCTGACTTGAGAGTAGGCTCTCCCTTGTCGTTGAGCTTGTATGCAGACACATCCGCCACGGGTGCAAGGTACCGTTCGGCAACAGTCTCAACGTTTAGATGTGGAAATGGTTTCGAGTACTCCCCGTCACGCAAGAAGCGGTAGTGCCCCTCCTGTTGCAGGATCCAGACACGGTTCAGCGACTCACGCGGGACGCCCAAGGTTTCGGCGAAGTACGCCAACTCCTCTTCTGTGTATGGCGTGTCACGCTCGGACCCAAAGGCCAAGCGTATGAGTTGTTTCTTTCGGTCTTGTCTTTCCTGTTCGAGTTGTTGTTGCTTCTCTGCACGTTCGCGTTGGCGGGCTTGTACCTTGTCAGCGATCTTGACTATGTCGATCTGGTCTTCTTTCGCCCCGTGCATGACTGCGAGGGATGGAGCAAAAATGGCGGCGACACTATCAGGATCGGCGTCTGGCCATCGGTTGACAATGTGACGAGAAAGCCAATACATCGTCTCATCCCTGTCACCGTACTGGGCGAAACGCCGCCCCTCGAGGACAGCACTCAGTGTCTCCACCAACCGATGGGTGTCCTTTTCCTTGCGCCGCCGTCCGTCCTTGAGCTCAGCCAGCCAATCCTCAAACGCGCGTTGAGGCACTTTCACTTTTGTCTCGGGGGCCACCGGCGCAGGCGGAGTCTTGGCCAGGAGGGCATCGACGTCTAGCGGATCTGCGGCCTGCCACAAAAGGGACCCCTCCTCGCCTTGCAACGGGACCGCTGGGGCAAAATACCCCCGGCCGACGTCCGTGCACTTTTGATCGATCACCCCACACCATGCCACGAGGTTGTAGAGATGGGGCCAGAAGCGGGGCCATTCGTCGGGTGTCAGCGGCCGTGAGATCTCGAAAAACAGGCGTGCATAAAGGCCCGGTTTTTGATCGTTGGAATACGTAGTATAAAGGATGTAAGAGTATCCGCACGAGCCCAAAAAATCACCCAGCTCATCGATCTTGCTGTCGGGGACCCCGTCCAGATCTATGGCGCCAAACCAAATCTTGACCACCCCCTCGGCGCTTTTGCTCGGCCAACCGTCCGCCCATTCGGCGGGAGAGAGGACGGTTCGCTGCCTTTTGTCCGAAACTCTTTTATAGGTAAAAAGATCGGATGTCGCAAAATCGGACCAGGAGTCAAAAACGCCGACTGTTTTTTCGGGGGAAAAGGCGTGGGGAAAGGTGGTTACTTGTAGCATGTATTTTCCCTTGGGGTGTCTTACAATGTGGGATAGATCTTATGTATGACTATGTAGGCACAGTGTGTGTTAGGTGTCCGGAGCACTCTTTGACGATAGACGCTGGCGTCGTGGCCGTCAAGGGGTATCCGCGTATGGCGGCTATTCGTCCGATAGTCATTCTAGGAAACCTCTCGAGCGCCGCGAAAACATTGATGATAGTAGTATAGTAGACTTTTTATCTCTGATAGTATAAAGGGAGGTATATAGGTAGGGGGGAGAAGTATAAAGAAAGAGTAGAGAGAGAGTAGGGCCGTTGGAGGGGGTTGTATATGTAGATGTGAATGAAATCAGGTAGTTACGGAGGCCGCCCTCGGCCGCGGTTTCGCCGCCGAATCGCCGGCCGACCTAGGATCAAGGACTTAGCGGAGGTGTGCTTACGGATTGTGTAAGCACTTTGGCCCGATTTGCTTAGGATTCATTAAGCGCTCTCAATGATTCCGCGGGTTTATGCGTCCTGGGGCTTGTGCTATGTCTTTTTTGCCGGTTTGGCTTTTGTTTTTTGCTTGCATGTTCCGCGCGGCGGCGTATACTCAAAAATGCGGAACGCCCAGAATTGATTCTGAGGCGATTACACGAGAGGGCTGGGTATACGGTATGGGATTTCGTAGCAAAGGCTTCAGAAGCCAATTCTGGGCGTCTGGTGGGGTGTTTGTCTTGGTATGTGGGGGTGCGGTTTGTTCGGGTTTTGGCGTGGGGTATCTGTCAATGCATTGGCATGTCGAAGCCGAGGGCCCTCAGGTAGTACAAGGGGCGCCTATGCATGTGGATGTGTGTGCTTCTGGTGGCATTGTCGTGATGCCCACGGATGAGTCGGATCTGATGGCCGTCGATGCGCCCGTTGTGCTGCTTTGGCTGGTGGAGGATCGCAAGCCATCCGGACCTGAGGCGTGCGAGATCGGGACTCGGCTCGTTGATATGGGTCAGGGGTGTCTGCCTATTTGGCTGATGGATGTCACGGCTAGCTGTGCTGTGTACCCGGAGGTGATGCGGGGTAAAGTCGAGGCTTTTTTGGACAGCGTTACCGGTCAAGATATACCGGATAGACTAGGGGATGGGGATGGCATAGGCATAGGTCTATAGCCTTACCTAAGGCGTATACTCAAGGTATTGTTCAAAGTTTGAATCGGGTAAGCCTCGTTTGAATCGGGTATATAGCGGGTATCTGGGGTGCTCAAACGGGTAAGAGTCTGTACCACCTTGAAAACAGTAAGGATTCGAATCGGGTAACTTATACTGGAAGGAGAGACAATGACAAAGTACACACTGAAACACTCATCAGAGACCCCCTCGCCGATGGCGGATTGCATTGACCTATTGTCGGTGCTTGTCCAAGCCGCCGTCCACTGTTACCGGTATTCGATCGAAGGTAAGACCGGTGTCCGCGGCCGGAGGCCTACATGGTTGGCTCCGGCGGGTGATCTGGTACTGGTGTCGTGGGGTCCGGGTGAAGTCGTATTTGGGGCTCGTACCGATGAGGCCGACAAGGGGGTAAAGTTTTTTATCGATGTCCTTGAGGCTCGCGCATCATCCGAGATGATTGCGGCCACGGAAGATTTGGCTGAGGGATACCGCGACTTAGTCCTTGACCTTTTCGGCTCGCCTGCTATTATACCTAATGTAGAGGTATGATGATTTCGCCGGCGCTAGACCGCATACAAGCTCTCCTCTCTTGTCTCATGGTATCAGTTCTAGCGCCGGCGAATGATTGAGAGCAATCAATGCGTCAGTCGACACCGAAGCAGATAGAATATGGTGAGGTCTTAGGGTCTCATCGTCGGGGTGGGCGGAGTGCCTCCTAAGCCCCCAAGCCGTCCACCCCACCCTTTCGTCGCCGGTAATTCTGCCGGCCAAGGGGCGGCTCGTCGCTTCACGGTTATTTTTGTGGGCGGGCCGCCCCATACACGCTATGGCTAGGCGATGCACAGTATGTGATCACCCCAAGCTCGCTGACATCGATTGCGATCTTGTCGGCCGTGCTCAGGTGTCGTGGGTAGCTCGCAAGTATGGGCTAACACAGTCCGCGGTGGATCGGCACAAGCAGCACCACATTACAAGGATCATGTCGCGAGCCCCCGATGTTGAAGACGCAGTCAGGGCCGAGAGTTTGCTAGCCAAGACTCAGGCACTCTATCAGTCTGCCGTAGATATCCTGAGAGATTCTCAAGTGACAGGGAAGCAGAATACCGCATTGCGGGCAATCCGTGAGATCAGATCCACAATCGAGCTGTTGGCTAAGCTTGCGGGGGAGCTCGACGAGTCTACCAGAGTGGGTGTTGTTGTAGGTGCAGCTATTCAGACGAACGTAGATGGAAGCAAGCCGGACTTGAGCCGGCTGAGTGAGAATGAGCTACTCGCCTACCGCGCGCTCGTAGCCAAAATGGAAGACGGTGGAGGCCATGAAGATGGATGACAGAGATGAACAGGACCTCGATATTTCGAGTGATGACTGTCATGAATTTGTTATGGGGCTAGAGCATCAGATACACGTTGAAGAGTCTCGCATAGAGGCCGAGGTCTTAGTGACCAATCCACATTGGTATGGCGACCAATATGGCGGCTTGCTCCATCTGTCTTTACCTGGCCCGCTTTCCGACGGATGGGTTGTGATGACAAAAGCCGAAGTCGAGCACTTGATTGAGGGTCTGCAAGGGCTGGTCTCATGCATGGGGGAGTAAAGTACGACCAAGGCAAGCCGGCTCTCGAGCTATTGCCACCAAGCTACTGGTCATTGGTCTACTCAAAATATTCTTGGTTGTTGGCGTTGTGGTATTACTACAACGAGTGGCCATCTGAATTGATACTTGACTATGATCCTATCCCGGTGCTCGTGTTTGGCAAAGAGAAGTATGGTGCATTCAACTGGTTCAAAGGGATGCGATGGGGTCGGCTAGTTGGTGCGTTCCATCGGCATTGCAATGTACTGGTTGATGGGGTTTGGCGTCCTCGGGACTTGTGCGAGGTGGATGATGAAACCGGCTTGATGCATGGCCAGCATGCAGAGTGCTGCCGTTTGTTTCTCGCCGAGTATAGGTGTCGCAATCTCGGAGATAATGATTGCCCTTGGGCTCAGGGTTGACATGCCAGAAGTAATGCACAAGCTGAGCGAAATTGATGCAGAGCTCGCTCGGCGCCGATTGTCGTTTTTTGTCCAACAGGCTTGGCATGTACTGGAGCCGGCTACTCCTTTGATTTGGAGCTGGCACATGGATGCCATTTGTGAACACCTAGAGGCCGCTACCGATGGGCGCATCACCAGGCTGCTGATTGCAATCCCCCCGGGGCATTGTAAGTCGCTTCTTGTGTCCGTGTTCTGGCCCGCATGGGTTTGGCTCAAAAGGCCATCTTGGCGTGGGTTGTTTTCGTCCTACTCTGGGGATCTGTCCGTTAGGGACTCTGTTAGATGTCGGACGGTTATTCAGTCCGATTGGTACCAGGACACATTCGCGCCCGAGTGGAAGATGACATCGGATCAGAACGTTAAAAGCCGATTCGAGAACACGGCGCGCGGCGTGAGGCAATCTCTATCTGTCGGCGGCTTGGGGTCGGGTTTTCGTGGGGATTGTGTTGTCGTAGACGACCCATCCAACGTTGAAGAGTTCCCATCTGACATAGCATTGGCGGATGTTGTGTCTTGGTGGGACAAGCGCATGTCCTCTCGCTTCGACGATATGCGCACAGGTGTCCGCGTTTGCGTCATGCAACGGATTCATGAGCGGGACTTGATTGGCAGAATGTTGGAGAGGGGCGGATATGATTACCTGTGTCTACCGACGGAGTTTGATCCTGCCCGTCGTTGTGAGACATCTATCGGATTCAGAGATCCTAGGACGGAAGACGGTGAGCTCCTATTCCCCCAGCTATTCAACGAAGCCGTGATCGAGGAGGCTAAGAGAGACCTGGGAGATTACGCTTTTGCCGCACAACACAATCAAACGGCGGCGCCGGCAACCGGTGGAATCATCAAGCGCAATTGGATCCGGTTTTGGTGGGAGGGCAGTGAGCCTGAGCATTACGAGACAATGCAGGAGGATGGGGCGCTGTTTCGTCATGAGCAGATCCGGCTTGATAGAAACGCATTGCACAACCATATCCAGTCCTGGGATATGACTTTCAAGGGTGGACAAACTGCACAGGAGAAAGCCAGGGGCAAGCGGGTGGAGAGGGACTATGTGTGTGGGCAGGCATGGGCGGCGTGCGGGCAACGGCGTTTCTTGTTGGATCAATTGATCGGTCAGTTGTCCTTCACCCAAACCGTCGACGCTGTGCAGAGTTTTTCTGCGACGCATAGGAGGCACACCCTAAAGCTTGTCGAGGAGAAAGCGAACGGCGCGGCTGTGATGGATCAGCTCACCGCTACCGTCGGTGGGTTTGAGCCTATCACACCGAAAGAATCAAAAGAGGCAAGGGCGCACGCAGTGTCGCATGACATAAGAGCGGGTTACGTTTACTTGCCACATCCAAAACAACACCCGTGGGTGGAGGCCTTGATTCACGAGGTCTGCACATTCCCACGAGCAAAACACGATGATCAGTTGGATTCACTCACACAAGCCTTGAAGTGGTATCGCGAGGCAGACATCAATCAGGTGTACGTGATACCCTAGCGAAGCGAGGAAAAACACAATGGGATTTTGGTCCAAGATAAATCCGTTCAGCAAGGCCCCAGATGGGCAATCAATTTCCGCTGCCACCGTTGACGTGATAGCCGGTTCTTTGCGGAAGCGGCACAATAGGCGGAGTGTCCAGGAAGTGCTCGCAGCGATGGAAACCTCGCCGTGGTTTCGATCGGTTGTGTGGCGCATTTCGTACGCTGCGGCCATAGTGCCTTGGCGTATCTTTGCAGTCAAGTCGGCTAGAGGCACTCGAGACTTTGACCTCGGCCACGAGTACTGCAAGCACGTGGCGTTGCAGTCCGGGGAATCCCTCGAAGTGAGGTCTAGAATCAAGGGCGCCTTGCAACAAGACGGACGACTTGTCGAGATTACAGACCACGTGTTCCTTGACCTGATGGCGGACCCGTGCAAGTCCTTGACCGGGGTTGATTCAAGACTGCTTACGTTTGCTATGCTCAACGCGGTCGGGGAGGTCGGATGGGCGCTCGAGAAGAATGGGCAAGGAGCCCCCGTAGGGTATTGGCCCGTTCCGCCTCATTGGATTGTTGAAGTTCCGACGAACAACGATCCACACTACACGATCCAGATCCGCGGGGGGCGGAGAAAGATACCCGAGGACGAGTTTGTCCTGTACAAGAACCCAACCCTCGTGAATCCTTATGGTAGAGGCAGTGGCTTGGGGATGTCACTTGCGGATGAGCTTGAGACGGACGAGTACATTTCGAAATTCCAAAACACCTGGTTTCATAGCCGCGGGAAGCCCGACCTTGTCGTCACGGTTAAAGGCGCGACGGGGGGCGATCCGTCGCAGCTAGCGCGGGCCAAGGAGCAATTTGAAAACCAGTATCGTGATAGCACTCGCGGTGGCCGGTCCATGTGGGTACACGGTGACGTGTCTGTCAAGGAGCTGTCACAGAAACTTGTTGATCTCGATCTGGCTGCACAGCGGACTTGGATCAAGGATCTTGCTCGCGAGGTTTTCGGTGCGCCACCCGAAGTGATGGGCGACGTGAAGGATTCGAATCGAGCGACAGTGCAGGAGGCAATGGCTATCTTGGCTATGCTGTCCACGATCCCTCAGCTCGAGAGGATGCGGGCGCAGATCCAGCAGAAGCTGATCCCGTTGTATGATGATAGGCTTGTGGTTGACTATTGGTCACCTCTTCCAGACAATAAAGAGTTCGCGCTTCGCGCACTCCAGGCTATGCCGTGGGCAGCAACACGGGGGGAGATCCGGCGTATGCAGGGGCTTGAAGACAGGGGCCAGTATGACAATGTGCATATGCTTCCGATGAACCTGATCGAGGTTGAAGGGCCGGCCCTACCTAAAGAGCACAAGGGCGTAACCATCCACAAGCTTGTGCAAAAGACGCCCTTGACTGAGCTCGAAATCGAAGAAGTGCTTGCCTCCCTGGTGCCGGATCACCTGGACTATGAGCTTACTCCCGAGGTCAAGCGAATCATCGAAGCTTGGGGGGCTAAGACATCCGCTGAGCTCGGGCTTGCGCCGTCGTTTGATTTGCTCAACCCGAGAGTCGTCGAATACATCGACGGATTCAGTGGGCAAAAAGTCGTCGGTATCAATGACACCAGCAAGCGTCTATTGCGAAGCACGCTTAGGGCTGGTGTGATAGGTGGGGAGGGAGCAGAGGACATTGCTAGGCGAGTGTCTAACGCGTTTGATTCGTTTGCGGATACTCGCGCCCTGGCCATAGCCAGGACCGAGGTTACATCTGCAGCTAACTTTGGCACGTACATGGCGCACTCCGCAAGCGGCGTGGTGGAGGAGCGGGAGTGGATCGCGACTATGGACGGACTAGCAAGGGATACTCACGCCGGGCTTGATGGGGCCAAGGTGGGGATAGATGAATCCTTTACAAGCTCCAGTGGAGCTAGGACCAGATATCCAGGGGGTTTCGGAATAGCTGCGGAAGATGTCAATTGTCGATGCATCACTGTGGCCGTCATCAAAGACCCTGAGAAGTCAATGACCCATGAGGATAGACTGGCTGTGTGGAAATCCTTTGTTGCAGAGACAGACAAGGATGAAGAGCGCGTGGCTTCCGCAGCACGGCGCGCGTTTCGGGCGCAGGAGGAGAAAGTGCTTGCGAAGCTGCGCGAGGTGATGGGATGAAATACCTCGGAGGTAAGTTCTACACAGCAAAACATATCCTTCCGGTTATTTTGAAAGACCGAAAACCGGATCAATACTACGTTGAACCGTTTGCCGGGGGTATGAATGTCATCTGCAACGTTGATGGGCCGAGGATAGCAAATGATGTACTCGAGCCTGTTATCGAATGTTGGAAAGCACTGGTTAACGGATGGAAGCCGAGGAAGTATACGAAAGAAGAATACAAACACATCAGGGAGAATCGCGACCTATACCCACTGCATGTGGTGGGCTGGGTCGGTGTCGCGTGTAGTTTTAGGGGGTGTTATTTTGAGGGGTTTTCTGGTATCCGGTTATCGGGTATTAAGAGGGGAGTTGACGAACAACAACAAAGTATGAACGCCGCGGCTAGGCAAGCCAAGAAATTGCAAGGTGTGGAATTCCGTAGTGGAGACTATGCCGATCTTGATATACCTCCGGATAGCGTTGTCTACTGCGACCCACCTTATCGAGATAGCTACCACTGGACTCGTTACAAGCTAAAGAGCTACGGCCTCCATGGTTTCGACCATGATCGTTTTTGGCAGTGGTGTCGCGAGACATCTCAAAAGCATACCGTGTTCATATCAGAGTTAGACGCCCCCGACGACTTCGATTGTGTTTGGTCTAGGGAGAAGGCATATTGGGTTGGGACGGGTCTCCGTAAAGACGGTAAAGAAGATGGAGGAAAACGGACGGTGATCGAGAAGATGTGGAGGTATAGAGGGTGAAATACATGAACAGAAGCATGGATAGTTCCGGTCGTAAACGATCTGTTTTGGACATGCGTCCACGCTGCCAGGGCCCGAAGTGCGGAGGGCGCGGCAAGGTACTGGCTGAGAGTTTGACTCGTCCATGGGTTGTCAAGTGCCCGCGTTGCGGTTTTGTTAATACCAAGGACTAGGGATAGATTGATTCTGGTGTGATACCTCATACCTATCAAAAAAGACTTGACATATAGCCTATTCAGTGTACTGTATATAGTATACGTATTGTTGGTGGCCTCCCGGATGTGCCCGAACCGGTGGAGGCCCCATGTCCGTACGAATCCGAAAAGACATTCTTGACGCACTATCTGCCGCTCGCAAGGGTGATACCGTTGATCTTTCCGGCTTTGTGATCCCATACAAGAGTGCAGGCTCTTTGATTCAAACGAAAGAGCCTCGCACGGACCGCATCAGATCTTTCATGTGGTCGGATCACTCTGTCGACAGAGACAACGACACGATTGACCCTTTGGGTTGGAAGCTAGATAGATTTTATAAAAACGGCGCCATCCTATGGGCCCACAACCCCACGTTGCCGACTATCGGTACACCGCGAAATTTCCGCGTGGAACGTACTGCTGATACTGGTCAGCTGAAGGGTGACATTGAATTCTCATCCGTTAATCCCTTTGCCGAAATGCTGCTTGGTCTCGTCGATGAGGGTGCGTTGAAGAATGTCAGTGTTGGTTTTCTTCCGGTCAAATGGACTATCAATCAGGAGCGCGGCGGCATTGACTTCCTCGAGCAGGAGCTGATGGAGGGGTCTCTAGTCCCTGTGGGCTCCAATGCAAACGCAATGCTAGAGGCGTCTAATCAAAAGGGCATTGACCTGCAGCCCATGCAAGAATGGGCTGAGAAATGGCTAGATGAAGACGAGACTGTTGTGTCTTGTGTGGCCGATCCAGACGAAGTCCTGGTCATCCACAAAGCATTAAAAGGCTGGACTAAGAGCGATGCTGGTGTCGTGCTCCCGGATCCAGTCGCTGAGTCGGTTACTGAGGGATCTGAGGTAGCTGCAGTTGAACCGACTGAGCCCGAGATTGTAACGGTAGCTGAGGCTGAATTGCCTACGGCTGACGAGCTAGACGGCACCAGCATCATCGAGAATATGGTATCGGCTATCGAAGGTGGGACCCTTGATGTGGAAGATGTCGAGAAAGCACTGTCTACATTCAAGATACCGGAAAAGCCGGAACCGGAACCGGATTATGAAATCACAGAAGAGGACCTGCGAAAGATGGTCAGAGACATGCTTGTGGATCCGAAGGAGACTTCAGATCCCGATGCTGTCGACGAGTCTTTTGTGCGTCGGACCCTAACGGACGAATTGCGGAAGGTTCGTTCGGATTTTCTTCGGGAGTCTGGACGACTACCCAACTAAGGAGATACCCAATGTCACTGAGTGGAAATGATAACAGAAGCCCGAGGACCGGGCCCCTCACCCGTGAAGACGTGCTTGACATTGTCAAGGATGTCGTGGGCGAAGTGCGGCGAGATATGGCGGAGGAGTCGCAAAAGCGGGCGGCTGAAGCGCAAGCAAAAGCCCCGATCCCTGCACCCAAGCAGGGAAACGTTTTTAATCGAAAGAAGATCCTCGACCCCCTGGCCACTAAAGCCCCTGAGGATATGACCAGTATGGAGCTTGCCACCATGCACGCTCGCTGGCTCAAGTGTCTATTCCATGCGCGCAACGTCGGCGGCGGCGTGCCAGAGATGCTGTCCTACGCTAAAGAGCACGGACAGGAAACGCTGGTCAAGGCCATGGGCGCGTCTGATTTTGACGATGGTGGTTTTTTGGTTGAGCCCGCTTTTGCCAGTGGCGTGATCATGGAGCTAGAGGCCCGCGTGCAGTACATCAAGGCTGGTCCCCAGATCTTGACCCTCCCCCAAGGTGGGATGGTGCTGCCCTACGAGTCCGATGGAGCTGATGCACAGTGGGGCGCTGAGAATACTGAGGTTAGCGCCGAGGAAATCAAAGGCGGCCAGATCCACTTGCAGCCCAAAAAGCTTTTGACTGTCGTTGGCGTGTCTAACGACCTCCTGCGTGCTCCTCCTGGAGTGGCTGATAGCTTTGTGGTCGAGTCGATGCTACGCGGAATGCGCGTCAAGCTCGACGCAACCCTGTTGCGCGGTGTTGGTGCGTCCAGCGAGCCCATGGGGCTTGGCGGACTGGTACCCTCTGCACATGAGCACAACGTCACTGCCGAGGTGTCCCTCACCCAGGCTCAGCTGATTGAGGAGCTGCTGCTTTGTCAAACCGATGTCGAAACCGATAACATCGACCTGGCCCTTGACAGACCTCATTACTTCATGTCCCCACGGACAAAGAACTACCTCCGTGCGCAGCGCGCCACGGACGGTGTGCTTCTGCCAGAGATGGCGCAAGGTCAGTTGCTTGGTGCAGGGTATAGCGCCACGAGCAATATTCCCAACAACGTTTCGGCTTCATACTCGGAGATCTACTTCGTGGCAATGGCCCACATGATTCTTGGCCAGAGCCAAGACATGCGCGTCGACGTTTTCCCGGGAGGCACCTACAACAACAGCTCCGGCACCAAGGTATCAGGCATCAGTGCCGATCAGACCGTGGTCCGGACCATCGGTGCATGGGACCACGCTGCGGGTCAGCGCGGCAACGAAATTTCCAGACTCAACAACGTTGACTGGACCTAATTCTACAGCAAGCCCCGGCCTGCATAGCGCGGGCCGGGTTTTAGGAGATACGAGATCATGACTTTCCCCCTTAACAGTATTGGACAATACGTCAAAAACGTGGACCTTTGTTCTTCGGAAAGCAGCAGCGCCCCATCCGTTATCACGGCTGCTGGCGGGCTGGACAATGTCAAAGTGACCGGTCAGACGATTGATCGGAAACAATCTGACGGCGCAATGGCGGGGAGCGTGGCAATTGCTACTTCCTACTTGGCCGCATTGACCGACACCAAAACCGTGAGTCTTGCGCACGAGATTCAATATTCCTCGGACGGCTCTACTTGGGACACGGCCGTGGAGATTGAGGAGCTTACCGTGAAGGCTACGTCGGATGGCGGTACCAACGAGCGCGGTTGTGATGAGCACGCCGTTGATCTCATGGCGCAGAAGCAATACTTCCGCGTCAATGTGACTTTGGACCTTAGTCATAGTGGCACGGACACCGCTACTTTCCACTCGGTCGGTACGCTTGGCGGATTCAGCATTATTCCTCAGTAGGTTGATGGATGAGTGCCAAAGAGCAACTCTTGGGTATGGAACGCGCTCGGGCTTCTCTTCGTAGTGAGGCCCGTGCGCGCATCCACAAGAAGCCGTCGACTACAAGGGGCGTTATTTTCTTGCGGTCGTGGAGAATGTATTTTCCGGATTGCAAAGTCTATTCGTTCCCCCTTGAGGTAGCTGCAAAGCTCGTCAAGGCGGGGACCGCTAGGTATGATGTCCCGAAGATACCCCCGGTTGCGGCCGGCGTGGACAAGGTTTCACACACCGAAGCGAAGGCGTTGTCGAAGCGCAAGCGTCGGCGAAAATTCGGAAAGGCTCGGTGATGGCGCTTTCCCACAATGCCTTGTGCCTTATGGATGGTACGGGTATCGGGCTGAAAGACGAGCTCGGTTTGAGTGGTACGTCTGAAGATACTCGACTTGAGCGCCTGATCGAATCAGTGTCTAGGTACATTGCGCGTTGGTGCCGGGTTCCGAGCTTCCACTATGAGGAAGATCGTGAAGATACGATGCGAGGCTATGGCTATCCGGCCATATACGTGCCTAAGACACCGCTGATCAGCATTGGATCTGTTGTGTACGATCCAGATGATAGCGCGGAGACTGTAGATTCCTCTGAGTATTTTGTGGACAACGGCGACGCAGGGCGCATCTACCGTGAGAACGGTTGGTTGTGGACTGTGGCCTACGGGGAACAGATTGTCGGACATCCCCTACCAGGGACCGAGCAAACCCTTTACAAAGTCACTTACGAATGCGGCTACAAGACGCGGAATCAAGTGGATAATCTGAGTGTATCAGGGGATATGACTCTACCACAAGATATCGAAGATGCGGCTATCCAGCTGTGCGCGATGAGGTATCGGTGGAAGGCGAGGCAGATCGGCGTTCAGTCCGAGAGGCTGGGCGACTGGTCCGTGCAGTATGTCAACGCGGGAACTGAGGCATTTCCTCGGCCCGCCATGCCACCCGAGATTCGTGAAATGCTGGCCCCCTTTCGTCGTGTGGTGTTTGCATGAGCAGGTTGGATCACTTGTTGTCGGATACTGTGACCTACGCTACGTGGTCATCCGTCAACAACTATGGTGATCCGACTTGGGGGTCGCAGTCGACGGCGGCTGCAAGGGTGGAGTATACGACGACACGGATCATTGACAGTTCCGGGGAAGAAAGGGACGCACAAGCGAAAGTTTATACCGAGACGGATATTTCGGACAAGGCGCGCATTTGGTTGCCGGGGGATAACACAAACGACGCAAACTCCGGCCGCCTCGTGATGCGGCGCAAAGAATCTTCAACCCCCAACGGCGGCACGACGCTGTATGTACTCTACTTATGATCAAAGTCAAGGCGGAAGTGACTGGGCTAAAGCGGGTCCAGAACAAGTTGAAGAGGGCCGGCCAGGGGTATCGTGATGCGCTCTCCGCAGCCCTTTACCAGAAGGGCCTGCAGATCTTGGCTGAGTCGGTAAAGGAAACCCCTGTCAAGTATGGGTTCCTGCGTCAATCCGGTTACGTCTCTCCACCACAACACGCCGGGAATATGCCTATTGTTGAGGTAGGTTTCGGTAAAGAGTATGCCCCCTACGTGCACAATCGGCGAGAGCTACACCATAATGTTGGTAAGAGCCACTTTTTGATTGATCCGGTCAATCGACACAGAAACGGTTATAAGACTTGGATCGCGAAGAAAGCCCAGCAAAACTATGAGCGTGGCATAGGAATTCGTGCCGTGAACAGGTCCGCACCTACCCGGCCGCCCAAGGAGAAGAAGTAGTGGCGGATCCTGCCCTCGACTTGGCCACTTTTATCGGGGCCAATCTCGCTACTGCGACGCTCGGCACAAACGCGTTTGCTGGACCTGTGCGGCCCCCCGAAGATGGTTATGCTACAAAAGCCGTGTTTTGCATTGAGGGAGGGGGCCCACCCCTTGAGCCGATGAACGGGACAAGTGATCTTCTGTGCCGTGGCATTGTCGAGGTACGGGCCCGTGGAGAGAAAGACGCGTATGGGGCGGGCAAGACTTGGGCGGATTCTATTTTCGATGAAGTGCAACACGCGGCCATGGCCGGGTATGTAAATGTTAGAAACCTACAGGCGGCCCCCGTCTATATCGGCACCGACAAAGGAGGTCGGCCTGAGTGGACGTGGGACGTTGAGCTTATCTACGAGGTGTGACCATGAAAGTATATTTGAAAGCGCGGCAACGCGAAGAACTACCGGGGGGCGGCGCCAGGGAACGACGGGGGCCCGGATTCTTTAACGTCCCATCAGAGCTGGCGGCGGAATGGGTGGAGGCGGGTCTTGCCTACTACGCGACGAAAGACAACGAGATAATCTATCCGGAGCCAGAGCCGGAGTTGCCCCCGTCTTTCGAATCTGCTCTCGATGATATGATCGACGACGAGGAAAAGGAGCTAGAAGATGGCGAGATCTGATTTGACTGTGACTACGGTCCCCGCTTGGGGGGATGGTTTAGCCGATGCTGGGTTTGAAGCAGTAGACCAGCCGAACGGTGACGCTTTTGTGATCGAGAAACCAACGGTAGTGTTGTTTAACAACGGCAGCGGCGGATCCCTTACTGTGACTCTAAACCTCCCGGCGTCTAGGCATACAGCGAACGACGCCGTCACGAAAACTTTCGCAGTAGCAAATGGAGACATAGGGGTCGCTGTTTTGGATCCAGCCTTGTATATCCAATCAGATGGTAAGGCATGGTTAGACTACTCGACCGGGTCGAGTGTGACTGTTGCTGTGTGCGAAATAACTGCAACGCCCGGTATCGGGTAAGAGGTAAGTAATGGCTATTATTCACGGTAGATTGAGCAACGTCACCTTCAGCGGTTCGGCTGTTGGTGGGATCATTGATGCATCCTTTTCCGGGAGCCGCGCGGAACTAGACTCCACGGAGCATGATGATGCTGCTCGGACGTATATTTCCGGCCGCATGGATGCGACGGTTGACTTGTCCTTGCATTGGGACGAGGCCGATTCGGGACAGGGCGCGTTGGCGGATAACTGGTTCAACAACACGGGAGCAGAAGCACTGGTGTTTCGGATGCAAACCGCAGGCGGCGCACATTCGTACACCGCAAACGCTTTTGTAACGTCATGGAATCCGAGCGGCCCGAATGACGACACGGGTAAGGTTTCATGTACGCTTCGCATCTCCGGAGCTGTGACTCAGGCTACGCAGTAGATGATTGTTTCTGCGGTAAAGGGTTGGCGGGGCCTATACTCGCTAGATACCGATAGGCTTGAGACTAGAGAGATCGCTTTTTGGTCTCAAGTCGACGACTATGTGTATGGTGTAGTGACAGATGATAGGGGTCAGCTCACCCCCGCTCCAGAGATATTGGGGTTCATGGGGTATCTTGATCCAGATGATAACCCGATTGGCGTTGCCAGTAAGATAATGGCAAGCCGGGAGAAATATGATGGCTAATAGAAAACGCGGTGAAGTTGAAATAGTCTTGGACGGGTGCGAACGTGTTTTGGTTTTTGACTGGAATGCGATCAGCGATCTAGAGCAACAGTTCGGCGGAAAGTCCGTTGAAGAGATTTTTCTTTCAGGCTCCGGTATCTCGAGACTCGCTTTGCGGGAGGCCGTGCGCGTGGGCTTGATTCGTAAGTACAAGCCCCTACCCTCGAAGAAGGTTGGCCAGATGCTGTCAAAAACGATCCAGTGTCCGGAGGACTTGCAGAATCTCATCAAGGCAGTTTTGTCCGGCGTATTAGCGGCATCCGGCCATTCGGATGATGCGATCGAAAGCCTTGAGAAGGAGCTGTCCCCCGACGAGGATTCAGACGAAGAAGAGCCCGCCGTGTTGCTCGACGAAAGGAGCGATGTCCTAAAAGACGCGGACCCTCAGAGGCGGGAACAAGAGACTGGCGAAAGCTAATCTCAATGCATGCCGAGGTTGGGATCACGCCGGAGGAATTTTGGAGCATGACCCCATTCGAATCGGCTGCATTTTTCGATGGACGGGCAAACGCAATTGACAGGGACTTGTGCATGCAATCCAGGTTTGTTGCGAGTCTCATGAATTGCTGGGTGACGAAAGGGCACAAGGTACAACCAGAGGATCTGTACAGGCCGAAGGACTATAGGGAGAAGCCCAATTTTGTAAGCAAGGACGACTTTGTGGAGTACATGAGAAAGCGGGGCGGGGAAGATGGGTAGTCAGTTACTGGGCACACTCGGCGTCAAGCTGTCGGCGGACTCCACAGAATTCAACCAACGCATTGACGCTGCCAAGGAAAAGCTGCACAGCGTGTCGGCCACCGCACGATCGGTTGCCGTGAAGTCAGCTGTTGCTTTCGCAGGTATTGCTGGGATCGGGGGTATCTTTGCCAAGACAGCCAGTGACGCAATTGAAAACCTCAATGTTATTGAAACAACGTTTGGAAAAAAGCTAACCCCCGTTGTTTTGGATTGGTCCAAAAAGTCCGCAGAAGCGATGGGCAGATCCGAGCTTCAAATGGCCACTTTTGCCGGCCGTTTACAATCTGTGATACGCCCAATGGTTGGATCAAAAGAGGCGGCTTCGGGTATGTCAACGGCCCTTTCTGGACTGGCTGTTGACCTTGGGAGTTTCTATAACGTCGCGGATGATGACGCATTAATAGCACTGAGAGCTGGCTTGGTTGGTGAGATGGAGCCGATGAAACGGTTCGGTGTTGTTATGACAGAAGCCGCCCTAAAAATGTTTGCGCTTAAACAAGGGATTCAAAAGTCTGTGGCCGAGATGTCGATTGCCGAAAAGACTGCGTTGAGATACCAGTTCATCATGGCGCATACAACCGATGCGCAGGGAGATGCGGCAAAAACACACAATACCTTTGCCAATGTGTTGAAAAGTCTAGGCGGCCTCTTCACGGATATATCACAATCGATAGGTCAGGCGATGCTCCCAGCCTTGACAGACATGGCTATAACTATACGGGATGCAATGAAGTGGTTCAAAAAACTGTCACCAGCCACGTATGAATTCATAGGCTATGCAATTCTTGCTGCCGGGGCCGTTACCGGTTTGATCACGATTTTTGCTGGGGCGGTTGCCGTGGTAGCAATGTTAGCCGCCTCCATGAGTGCAGTCGTTTTGGTAGCTCAGGGGTTGGTTGTTGTAGCCCTAGCAGCCGGCGCAGCGTTCCTGTTTTTGAGCAATTCCGCCAAGCCTGGCGAGACGATGTTGCAGCGCATATCCAGAGCCTTTACGGAGATAGGAGATGCGGTACATGCGGTATGGTCACAGTATATCGAACCATTCATTTCTGGGATCGTGGAGGGTTTCTCCCCTGTCATACAAGTACTGTCGGAGGTATGGCACAGTGTAAAGGCGTCTGTAATTGATGCCATGACAACCATTAGAGAGGCCCTGGGGACATCCGCTGAGAGCGCGAAGGTAGATTGGTTTTCTGTTGGCGAGGCTGTTGGGTCAGCCATTGCGTTTGTTGTTGGGGGTGTTGCATCTTTGATAGAGGCTTTGGCGGGGCTTGCTGCATGGGCCGCCCCTGCTGTTGTGCCCGTTGGCAAAGCTCTGTATAAGTTGGTGGCCACACCGTTGAGAATAATCCACGAAGCGCTTGGGTTGGTATACGACGGATTCAAAGATTTGTTTTCCGGGGATATCCTAAGCGGTCTGAAGAAGATAGGGCTAGGTCTAGCAGACGGCATCCTCTGGCCTGTGCGTACAGTGCTTGGGATTCTAACCGATCTGTTTAACGATTTCATTGAATACATCCCGAAAAAACTGAAGAGGTTTCTTCCAGAATCTTTTGAAGAATCCGTTGGGAAGTTTACCGCAACCCTCAAGAAATTTGCAGACAAGGGCGTGTCGGGTTTGCTTGGGGTTGGGCCCAAACCAGAACAAGGGGCGGACGACAGCAAACGCCGCCGCAAAAAACTGTCTTTTGATCTTCCTGATTTTTCTGGGTTTCAATTGGCTGGAAACAAAAACACGTCTGCCGGTCTTGAAGGTGGCGGCAGAAGCGCCCTAATAGATGATATCAAGGTGAAATTAGACCAAGAGATTGCCGGTATTGGCTCTGAACTGGCTGAGCAGATTAATGGGGCCGCTACGGAAATAGGGCCCACAATCGCGGACGGGATGAAGTACGCCGGGGAGACGTTGACATCGGCTTTTGTTTCCAACGTGGAAGGCCTAGGCGATGTCATTGAAGGGGCCAAGGCAGGCATGGAAGCGGGGGGTCCGTGGGGCGCTGTGATAGGCGCCATCGTAGCTTTGCTACAAAGGACCGAGGCGTTCAGCACAGTGATAGACCTCGCGAATACAGGGCTTGAATTTGTGGTCAAATCACTAGACGAATTCATCAAGCCACTTATGCCCCTTGTCCATATCTTCCACAAGTCAATTATGATTGGCATGCAACTAGCCAAGACTACCCATATGTTTGGGATCACAACTGAGATTCTGGCAAAAGCCTTTGAATGGGTTGCTGGGTTATTCAACACCATACAAGGCTCTATCATCAACGCGTTCAATTGGGTCATAGAGAAGCTCGCTAAATGGGTCGGAAAAATCAAAGGCAGTTGGGGGGATTCCCTACGAAAGCTCAAGATCAAGTTTGAGGACCCTGACGCAACAAACGGTATTGATGTATTGGGGGATAAACTCGGAGGCTTGGGCGACATCGTAATGGACACGGAAGACAACATGAGCAAGCTAAACGAAAGTCTGCTCAATGCTCCGGAGGGGTTCAAGGTTGCGGCCGCCGCGTATCAAGCTATTGATGCGTCAGGGGATGCTCCTACTTTTGTCGGCGACACGGCATCACAGGGGGCCACGACAATAAACATTCAAGTTGATAGCTCCGAGGAGGCGGCGGACATAATCATCGATAGGCTTGAGCAGCGCGGATATTCCGAGACCGGGAATATTTTTGGTGACTTCGGCCCGAAGCGGTACGCCGTGAGCACAGGAGGTGCATAGTGGCTTTTCTCGAGATCAACGGGTGGACCATCCCGGTTGCGTCTTGCAAGCAAAAGCATCAGCTATTGGGCGGGCGTGGTCGCGCATATGACGGCACGCCACAGATGCAAGACAGGGGTCGCAAGCGGATATTCGAGTGCAAGACGCCACCCCTGACAGAGCAGGCGAGGGAAGCAATCATCGGTTTGATCAACGGAGACGGCTACGTTTTCCCCTACTCGGCGGACTTGTATTCGCACAAGGGATGGGGGCCTAAGACCGCTGCCGTGACCGCTACCGTGACCGAATCAACCGCAGCAGACGGAGATCGCGTTGCGGCTATGGATTATCGATTCTCCGCAACCCCGGCCGCTCCTCAGCCCTACTCCCCTACCAGATCTGGACAGCTGGAAGTAAACCCGGCTACGACGAATCTGTTGGGGGCAGATTCCAGGGACGCCGAAAACGCGACGACGGGGTACTCGACGGTCGGTGGATCGTCTCTAGCTGCAGACACTACCAACTATTGGCAAGGTACGAAATCCGTTAAAGTGACCACATCGAGTTCAGGGCAAGGGGTCCAAACCACGGCTATCGATCCCGGTGCGGGGTCCGCAAACAAAGTCTACGTGGGGTCTGTTTACGTCAAGCCCCTGGATAGCATGCCGTTTAAAGATCTTCGCATCACCATGGTAGACGGGACGAATGCTGCCACCAATACCGTCAAGACAGCAATGTCAGGATATGACGGGACGTGGGTAAGGCTTACGGGGTATATCACGATAGGTGGGGTTGATTGTCGATCCCTCACAATGCAGGTAGTCACTGACGACGCATCCACGCCGGATTTTTGTTGTGATGGATTCCAGATCGAGGAGAGTGTCTATACGGATCATCCGGAAGCGCGTTTTGCAACGGCATGGGTTGACGGCACGCGGGCAGCTGGCGACCTGGCCTATGACCTGTCTTTTTGCAATACCGTGGTTGACTGGTCTATAGGGGCGTGGTTCTACGTTGGCCCACAGTGGTTGAGCGAGTTGAACCCGACAACGCTTATCAAATGCGTTGGTACGGATGATACGGAAATTCACATAGAGAGATCTACGGGGGTGAACGATAGGCTTAGTTTCACAATACAAGACGGGGACGGGACCTCCTACACCCTGTCAAGTGACATAGTTTTTGGCGGCTACAAGTGGAACTTCATCGGTGTAAGCTACCGTCGAGATCCTGAAACAGGCGAGGACCATATGGCCCTTGTGCAAGCGTCCGCCGACGATGAAGAATATGTAACAGAAGCTGCATCTAGTGTTGACTTTGCTTTTGATGCATTAGATACTATGTATGTAGGGCATAATAACGAATCGGAATACTGGCTAGGCCCAATCGGCAATTTAATGTTTTTCCCATTCGCGGTACCTGAAGATATGTGGACCGGTATCTGGTCAGACCTTGCGGGCGAGGGCACCGGGGGGTCGGATGACAGGGACTTGCCCCAATGGCCCAGAAAGTATGTTAGGGGCGACGCCATGATCAATTATTCGTCGGGGGATAACCTTGCATACGCTGCCCTGTTTGAAGGGCAAGTTACCGGCGTTGACATGATGGTAGGGCGGGTTAGTGGTGCTATGCGTACTAACCTGGGGGCTGTAAGCTTCACGCTCGAGGAAGTATGAGATCCACGACGACCCAGAGCCAAGCCGCTGCGCTTGCTAGCCTCAAGGATTTGGCTACTCACGTGCGTGTCAGCGTGGATGACGGCACGGGCTCGTACACTGATTTGACGGACCTAGAGGGGTACAACTGGATCCATAGTGTGACCTACAACGAAAAGGCGGGGCAACCCACGGTCACTGCAACCGTCAAGCTGACTCGGGAGAATCACAAGCTAAGTCTCTCCCCCTTTGTGGATGGATCGAAGTTAAACGCTTCGGGGACTGTTGTAGACATAGGTCGAAAGATCAAAATCGAAACGGCCGTGCTCCCGGCGGGTAAAGGCCCAGCAACGAATGAATGGGAGGAAATATTCCGCGGATACATTGAAGATATTGAGTGGGAACGTAACCCCATGGTCCTCAAGTGCCAGGACTTGGGGTCAGAACTTGTGGCATGGTTCATTGAAAACCAGTATGTCTATGCTACCACTGATAATGCTTTGGATGAAGTTGTTCAAGACATCGTCGATGACAACAATCCCTCGGTCCAGGTTGTGGCGGCGGAGTTTACATGGAATGGTAATACAACGGTTACGGCTACCGGTGGAGACACAAGCGAGCTATCAGTCGATGACTACATAGGGTACACACAAGGGCCCTATTTCCAGATTGACTCCATCAATCCGAATGTGTCTGTAACTATCCTGAATCCGTTTAGCCGAACGATACCATCAGGGGATGGGGCGGGGTCAACTTTATTGATAGAGGAAGATGATAGAATCTCATTACAGATAGATGGCGCCGCCCCCGCATGGGCCATACACGAGTACTACCAGACAAAGGATCGACTCCTTCCCGCTATCCGACGCATAGCCCAACAGATAGGCTATGAGATCAATTACAGGTGGAACAGTAGCACAGAAGCCTTTGAGCTTACACTGTGGGAGCCGGATAGGTCAGCATCCACGCCGGATGTGACGATAGGCCCGGGGCAGTATAAGGACGTCAAAAAACTGAACATGAGCCGCAGCAAGATTCGGAACAAGATCCGAGTGACGGCTGAGGTTTCCGGGGTTGTCAAATCCGTAGTGAGAGAAGACGCCGCGAGTCAAGCGAAGTATGGTGTAAGATACATGGAGGCCACACGAAAGTCGACAGACCAGATCGATACGCAGGCCGAGCTCCAGGATTTTGGTGACATCATATTGGCAGATCTCAAGGACCCCGGCGCGGATTTGAGTGTCACCATCCCGTACCGATGGGACCTAGAAATCGGGGACTATGTCCGCTTCTCGGCGGACAACGTGCGGTTTGATACGGATCAGGATTTTGGGGTTGTGTCTCTATCTCACACCCTACCGAATAGGGGCGAACCTACCACTACAATAGGGGTGCGCGGGAAGCCCTCCGGCGGCGTTAATCGTTGGCTTGAGCTCGAAGGCATGCCAGGCGTTGCCCCTCCCGTAGACCTGAAATCAGATAATGCGGCGGAGAACGTTGCGGCATCTGCAGGGGCTAGCAGTGTCACCATTACATATGATGATCCCAGATCTATGTCCCCTCCAATAAATGACTGGGCCACTACTTTGTGTTATTTGCGGTACGATGCAGACCCGGGAGACCCGCCGGGTGCTTCGTACTTGGTTGCTGCCGGGAAACAAACGCGATTCGAAATAGGTGGATTGATCCCCGGTGGGGAGTATCAAGGGCGGCTTGTTATCATGGACGAAGGTGGAAACATTGCAGCGACATCCACCGTTGTTGTTCAAGCCACACAAAAAGTCACAGCATACCATATGGACGAGGACAGCACAAGAGCGGTACGACTACCAAACGGTGATTTTGGAACCCAGACACTCGATGTAACCACAAACCCGCCGGATTCATGGAGTATGGGGACTGCCGGGTGGGGCGCAGCGGACGATGTCTATATAGACACAACGGAGCATCAGACGGGGTCTAGATCGATTGTGTTCCAGGACGCGGGCGGAGATATGTGGTCAGACTATTTTCCCGTCAATGAGGGAGAGATACTGGCCTTTGAAATGGTTCTCAAGCTGAGTGCAAATTCGGTAGGGGGGACATTCCGAAATTACGTTAGGTATTACACAAACGCAAGGCCAACAATACTAACCACAACAAGTCTCCAGAATTTAGATCTCAGTGCACTTTCCACAGGTACGTGGCTGCGGTATGTTGATAGGTTGTGTGTTCCGACAAACGCACGTTACGCCAAGATCAGATTGTCTCACGTGAAAGGTGCAACAACCCACGATGTTTTTGTAGATCGGCACAACGTAGTTAAAGATTCAGATGCGGTAAATGTCGAACGCAATTCAACACAGAGTATCAACAGTGGTACATGGACCACAATCCTATTCAATAACGTCATACAGGACTACTCGAGTTCTTACAACTCAGGGACTGGGTACTATTATGGCCCAGCAATAGGGGCTGCAACGTGGCTCTTTTCTGCCAGCTCTGAGATAGCCTCACTTGGGGCCGGAAAAGAAGTGCAGCTCAGGATTGCTGTTACTCAAAAGGGATCGACTCGATACTATTATGGGACAGTGTCAACACCTTCGAGCATAGGCAATACCTGTGTGCATGCAACAACGGGCCCCATAGATATTGTTGCCGCGGATGCAATTGTTGTTCAAATAAAACATAATCATGGATCGGCTTTGAATATTCCTGCCAATGGTGCATTTTTTCGGGGTGTTCAAGGTGGATGGTAGCAGAGGAATGCTAACAAAGGGGTCAACCCCAAGGAGAAAGACATGAAGAAGACTAGAAACATTTTGGCCCTGGCGGCCGTCACATTCATCGGGATGTTGTTGGGGGGTATCGTAATCGACAACGACGCATGGGCGATCCCCAAGTCGATGCGGAACTACATGTTCAAGGTTCTGCGTGGTGAGAATGGGGGGACGATTGAGAATGCGACCGACGGTGTATTCACGATTTCTGACGCCAGCGAAGATCTATCCGTCACCATTACCTCAAACGACATCGCGTTGTCCTCTTCTACAGGGGTCACGGAACTAGACCTAGGTACTATCAACCTAGAAACGGACGAGATTGACGCCAACGGAACCGGGACGTTGACCTTGTTGGTGAATGGGGAAAGCCTGGTTTTCACTGGCAGCACCGATGACATGGCTGTTACATCAGGTACAGGTGTAACAGAAATCGATTTCGGAACGATCAATATCGAGACAGATGAAATTGACGCGAATAGTACTGGTACCCTGACCCTTTTGGTGAATGGTGAAAGCCTGGTTTTCACGGGCAGTACTGACGACATGGCCCTCAGCTCCGGGACAGGTGTTGCGGAACTAGACCTAGGTACTATCAATCTAGAAACGGACGAGATTGATGCTAGCGGGACAGGTACGTTGACCGTTCTTGTGAACGGCGAAAGCTTGATCTTCACGGGCAGCACCAACGACATGGCTGTTACATCCGGTACGGGAGTCACGGAGGTAGACTTCGGAGAGATCAACCTGGAAACAGATGAGATTGACGCCAACGGGACTGGGACGTTGACCCTGCTAGTAAACAGTGAAGACCTTGTTTTCACGGGGGCTACCGATGACATGGCTATTAGCTCTAGCACGGGAGTTGCCGAGATAGACTTCGGAGAGATCAACCTTGAAACGGATGAGATTGATGCTAACGGGACCGGGACGTTGACCCTGCTAGTAAACAGTGAAGACCTTGTTTTCACGGGGGCTACCGATGACATGGCTATTAGCTCTAGCACTGGCGTTTCCGAAATAGACTTTGGAACAATCAACCTTGAAACGGATGAGATAGACGCTAGTGGGACTGGGACGTTGACTGTTTTGGTGAATGGCGAAGATGTGGTGTATACGGGCAGCACGAACAAGCTTAGTCTATCTTCCGGCACAGGTGTTGTAACCCACGACTATGGGTCCATCGGCGTGAAGACAGCGACCCCGTTGTTCCTCCTGGAAAAGCAACACTTCTGTGGCCAGGGCGCCAACGGCTCTACGACTTCCTATATCGGCCCGGTCCTGAAGTCTGCTGCTGCTGACGAGACAACCTACGTATTCGGCGCGGCCGGTTGTGATGGACTAGACAGCACCACAGAAGCAACGGCAGATGCACCTTTGGACACACGAGGTGATCTCAAGGTTGTCGGTATGGCGTGCGTCATCGACGATGGCGGGACGGATGATACATACGTGTTCCAGCTTCGCTCGGCGGAGGCCGATGTCAACGGGGTAACGTGCAGCATCGTGCTTGACGGATCTGGCGACGATACTTGCACCGTTATCCTTGACGCCCCGCAAACGGTGTCCAGTGGTGCTACCCTAGCCGTTAGCCAAGCTGGCACCGATGACGACTGCTCGGGTTGCGACACCGAGTGCTTTGTATATTACACCCGATAGGAGGAGAAAATGTCTAGCACCTTTAAAGCGGTCTTGATTAGTGGGCTGGTGTTAGGTCTGGGCGGCACTGCCCGGGCCGCAGCGCCCAGTGATAGTCAAATTCGTAGATGCGAATCGGTGCCCGTTGTATTCGATAAGGTAGCTCTAGATGGGGCGGCCGGTACACGTACCAAAACTATTTCAAATTTGTCTGGCTATGATCTGCTGCGTATCACGGCAAAATACACGTGGGTAGATGACGGTGATTTGACATTCACGATTACCGTCTTATCCGCACAAAGCAGTGACACGGCAACAGAAGCGTTGACCGGATATTCAACTCCAACATACGCCACGTGCACGGGATCTGTGTGCACGTTGGCGGATCGTGGTACGTACAAGTATACCGGTTTGACTGCGGCTAAAACTTTTGATATGAGCTTTCGGTTACAGGGTGAGACAACCATCAAAATCGTTGCCGAGGAATCCACCGCGGCATCTGGTGAGTTTCTTACCCTTACCGCCGAGAAGTGTGTGGCGGGGGGTAACTAAAATGTTTGCGTGCATCGGGCTTGTGTCGTTGTTAGGTTTCGCACCGCTGAACGAATATGCTGGTGTAGAAGCTACCTTTGAGATCTATGTCAACCCAACCACCGGCAATGACGCTAACCCGGGCACGGAAGCGTCCCCGGTGGCTACTCTCGGCAAGGCAGGTTTGTTGATTCCGTCAGAGGGGTCTGGTATTATCCACCTCTCTGCAGGCAACCACGCTTTGACGGATTACGCAAGCGAATCAATCTCCCAGCGAACAGTGTTAAAGGCCAAGGGGTATTTGATTGTACAGGGCACAACGTCGGTAGAGGATACCTTCACCATAGACTCTGTAAGCGAGAATGTTTTGACGGCTTCCGGATCTCCTGGGTGGAGTGTTGATGAGCACGTCGGCCGCTTTGTGAGGCAAGTTGTTTCGGCAACCGTAACGAGATACCATTGGATCTTGTCCAATACCTCTGACACACTGACAGTCTCGAAAACGCCTGCATCCCTCGGCGGGTCCGGGGAGCTTCCGGGGTCCGGGGACATGGACATTGAATCGATCCAGTCCTGGATTATTCCATCTGCAACTAACCCGACAAAAATATTCAACCGGCTGTACGTCGGCGGAAACATGCGTTTCCTCGAAGTGGGGTTTGATGGGACCACCGGAAACACCGGCCCAACATCCATCGATGGCGGCGGGGTTATCTCCTTCTACGCTTGCAAGTTCCAGGACTGGTCTTCGAGGGCCATTTCGCTGTCCAATTGCGAGACATCTGTCAACTACACGCTGTTCGATACGGTAGGCACGGCTATTGAATCCTACAACGGCCGCCTCACCTACGGGATAGACAACGTGCTCAAGGATGTAACCACAGGTGTAATCTTATACAACGGGTATATGTCGTCCACATCCGTATCATCCGTGTGGGCGGACACGGTAACGACCGTTTTCCATCTCCGAGATCATGCAACGTTTTGGGAATCCCACAAGCGCGTCCATTTAACATCTGTCACAACGTATGCCCAACTGGAGTTCGGCGGTAATTTTGCCAGGAATGATAACGCCGCCGTTTTGATTTGGTCGGGGACAGAGCAGCCCGACACGGTAATCTCAATGGTAGAAGGGGACAACAGCGCGATCCTCTACGACACAGCTAACAGCACAATGACAGGGACATCAGAATATGTGGACATGGGTGGTGTGACGACTTCGCATACTGACTACGTCGCATCCCCATCCTTGATGGACGCCCATTTCAACAAGATTGCGGACGTATCGGCCGCGGCCATTTCTGTTAGTGGACGTTTGAGTAATGCCCCCGACGAAGATACCATTGCAGATAGCGGTGACGGGAACCCGGCAACTCATACACTCACACCGACATCGAGCGTTGTAGAGTTGACCTGTAGTGACTCCGACACGTGTGACATCACGATGGGGGAGTCGGGAATTTCACAAGGGACGACCGTTGCCATCTTCAACGTTGGCAGTAACGTGATCGACTTTGCAGATTCTGCTGGGGTTCTCGAACTCAACAACGGAAAAGCCTATGCGATGGGCGCGGAAGAATACCTGTCCCTGTACTACAACGGATCTGCATGGGTTGAGAAGGGAAGGAGTGTGGAGGTATTTGCGGCGGATGGCAAGGCGTTGAAAGCAATAGACTTGGCAAATAGTTATATTACAGATTCGGTTACCAGTGCATATGTATACCAAATTAGTCTGGATTCGGATGGGTTGAGACTGAGAAATACAAATAAAATTTCGTTCTATGGGTACGGCAGACTAGCTATGCCAGACGCTAATGGTGTATTCTACCTACAAAATGCTGGCAATACTAGGCATCTCTGCATAGACTTCACGGCAGACGGCGTCACCGAGTTCAAATCCGGAAGCACGTGCACGGCTATCACAGCCCTGAAGTGGGGGGGCTTGGCCATCAATGCTCCGGATTCTGACACCATTGCAGATACCGGAACAGGCGACCCTGCAACGCATACCCTCACACCGACATCAAGCGTGGTGCAATTGACCTGCAATGACGCTGACACGTGTGACATCACGATGGGTGAGACCGGAATGGTTGCGGGGACTCGTGTACTCATTGTCAGCATGGGGTCCAATACTATTGACTTTGCAGATTCAGCAGGGGTCCTCGAGCTCGACGGTGGAGCAGCGTTTGCCATGACTGACCAGGATTCGTTGGAGCTGTACTACACGGGTGCAGAGTGGATTGAATTGCGACGAATGGATATAGACTAGGAGCATGATATGCCCCCCGCAGACGGATGGCAAGAACATCAGTTGCTCGTATTGAGCACGATCCAGAGCCTAGACAAAAAGACTGACAAGCTGGTAGACAGTCACAACGACCTGCGCGCCGAGGTAGCCAGTCTACGCGAAGCATCATCCACTACACAGCGGGAGGTAACGGACCTCCGGAGATCCGTTGTGGATGTCAAAGAAAAGAATGCCGGCCTTTCGGTAAAGGCGGGTGTTTGGACTTTGCTAGCCGGGGCCATCCCCACTGCGGGGGCCGCACTCTACCTGCTGTTGAGGTAGTCAAATGATTATTGGCACCGATGCCGGACACGGGGGGTCCAATTTTGGGACTTTCGACCCCCCGTTATCCACTCAAGAGGCTAGGCTCGTAGAAAAAAACATTACCCTTATCTTGGACAAACTCCTGGCAGCCGCGCTCTCAGACGCCCCCTTTGAGCATATCAGGACGCGTCGCTCCGATGTCTACCTGAGCCAGCGGAGCAGATCAATTCTGACAAAAATTCAAGGTTGCAATTTTGTGCTTTCCATGCACGTGAATCACAACCCAGATCCACAATGTCAAGGGGCGGAAGTATATTACAACCCGTCCAACCCCAGGACATCCGAGATCAGCAAGGGTATTTTCCAACCGGCTCTTGCAAAAGTCTTCAGGAAGTGTAGACTAGTATCTGTAGATCTATCGAGAGGAGAGTGGATTCGGAACGCAAGAAACATCGTCATGATCCACGACGCGGACACCGTGTTGCTCGAGCTCGGGTATAGACAAAACCCCCGTGACCGAGCGCTTTTGATGTCCAGAGAAGGGCAAGACAAAATCGTAACCGCAATGAAAGAGTCACTGCTACGTGTAGCAGATTACTATGGAGACCAACCATGAGTGACATCCTCCCCGAAGAACCCATTCTGTTGACCGAAAAGAAGGGCCGCTTTGGCCGCAACCAACGGATTGCTTGTGCAGGTTACGCAAGCCCGTTGTTGGTGACGCTTGGCTTGTGTGTCTGGGCCATGGCTAAGGCCCCCGATTTTGGGGGCATGTTATCCGTGGTTGACAAATGGATGTCTCATGCGTTGGTGTATACGCCGTTGGCGATGGGCACTATCCTCGTTGTGTCGGGGGCGCTGAAAGCCGTTGACTCCGTGGTAAAGAAGTAAACCCATGGTCACGTTGTATGTCGTATCCCTCATTGCGTGTGCAGTGGCAGCGGCCTCCATTATGATCGCAGTCCACTACTACCGCGCAAAGCATATTGGTATAGCCAGGGTGCATCAAGACATGGCTGATGCATTGTTCGAAAAGGCCCAGGAGGCCAAGTGGGCTAGGATAGTCATGGCCAAGAAAGCGGCTGAACAGCTACAGGCGACGCGCAAAGTCCAACTAGAGGAGATGTTAAATGCTAGCACTGAGAGTGATCTTGATTACCTTCGCGCCCGTCTCGGCGCCGCCGACCAAAGCATCACTGCCCACCAAGTCGATCCAGATATCGACAAGCCAGAGTGACATTGTCACCCCATTGCCACCTCCGTGGCAAAAGAAACTACCTCCACCAACCATGTATCCGAACGGGATATTTTTCCCCATGGACACATGGCACCATGTCAGATGGCGCCTCGAATATCTTGACGAGGTCTACCCGCAGCTGTGCCAAGACGCTATCGATGCACAGCAAAGCGTTTTTGATGTGGGCCTTGCGGAGGCTATCAAGGTCAAAGATGCCGAATGCACAATCAAACAAAGCGATATGCACGTCGACAATGTACGACGCCACTCTACGTGGCAAGTCATATTGTGGGTAGGCAGTAGCATCACGGTCGGGGTGGGGGCCGGCCTAGTCATTGGGTTTCTAGTATCGGAGGCCAGGAGATGATCAGAGCTCGGCGCGATTTTATCACCAAGATTAGAAGACGGGTGAAGCGCGAAGGATTCAGATTTCAGATTGCACCCAAAAAACTGTACCTCAATGGGTTTGAGGTCGGCGGATATTTCGATGAGGGTGACGGGTTGTTCGTCAACACAAAAAAAGAAGAATCTGCATGGTTAATGATTTTGATTCATGAATACTGCCATTTTCTCCAGTATATGGAAGGGGCTTTCACCGGGGGCATTGCGAACAACTATTTTGAAAGGCTTGGCTTGTGGCTAGAAAAGGACATTGAACTGACAGCAGAAGAGGCTCTTGAATG